TCATTTTGGAATACGTCAAGCAAATAATCAAAACCTAACGAAGCGTGCTCAATAACTTGACCGTTTAATTGTCGTTGTGGCTCGTTTAGTTGCTCAAATTCTTCACGTGTAAACTCCAATTCTATTTCTTCGTCAGCAATATAAACGTCTCTTCCAAAACGCTTATCGTCTTGCTTTACTTTAAAGCTACTTCCATCAAATCCGAACGGTTCAGAAATGCGTATTTTACCAACTGTCGGTAATGATAAAAAATTAAGATAATGCTTAAACGTCATATTTACCCATTTTTAAACGAACATTTAATAATTCAGTTCTTTTGTTTTGTTTTTCTCTAAATACTCTTTCGCCTCGCTTGTCTCTACTAATTGAGAAACTTTCCTTTTCGCTAATGGTTTTGGCTAATTTGCTAATTCCATTATTAAAATCCTCTTTACTTAATCCACCATCAACTATTACAGTCGGAGCGTTTGAAATTCCGTTATTGGTTAAAATTCCGTTTAGTTCGTTGTTGAATAATATGCTTTCGGTTTCGGTAGCGTTGTAAATCTTTGTTCCTTTTGGTGCATTCAATATCTTGTTTCTTTCGTTAAAGATACGTTTTTTACCGTCTGGTGTTTCAATAATTTCTTTGTATTTACTTCCTTTTTGGTCGTTAACCATCATTAAACCTCCATCGTGAATACCTCCATCTTTAAATGCTGGTACTTGTTGACTAGCAACCAATGCTAAATTAGCTGCACCAATAGCACCAATTAAAATAGCTAATGTTCCGCTAGGGTCACGAATTAATGAAGCAACAACGGCTTGCGCAGTATCGGTAATAATATTGAATATTGCCATTTCCTTTTGCGCCTTTGCTTGTCTCGCTAAAATTGCACGTCTTCTTACTTCGGCTTGTCTTTCGATTTCTTCACGTGCAGCAACACTATCACCAGCGAATAGTAAAGCAGTATTTTTCTCTTTTTCTAAATTGTTTAATTGGTTTTCAAAACGCTGGTTTGATATTTCAGCAAGTGTATTTATTAACTCTTGTGATAAATCCACAACCTCTTCACCGTGTTTTTCCCAATATGATTTTGTTTCGTCTAAATCTTCTTTGGTTTCTTTTTTGTATTTTTTCATAAACTCCGCTGGACCAGTAGAGGTTATTACTTTACTCGGGTCTTCAATCAAATCAATAGACTGCTGTATTCCATCAATCAACTTTTGATATTCTGCATATTCTTTATTAGTACTGCTTAAAGTTGATTGCAATTCCTCAAAAGCTTTTTTCTGTTGTTTAAGACGTGCTAAAAAACCATCTTCCAATTCGACTGATTTTAAATCGTCTATTTTAGTGCGCTCCAAATATTCTTCACGCAACCTTTTTATTAATTCTTTTCTTACTCGGTCTTCTTTTTTTGTGGCTTCTGTACTTTCTCTAACCGCTGTAAGATATGGTGCGTAGCTGTTAAATAAATTGAATAATGATTTTATTTCGTCATTTTTAGTTTTTATGTTTTCTTTTGAGTTTGCTATTTCTAATCTATTAAGTAATTGCGCTCTTTTTAATTCAACCTCTTTATTTGTACCTATCTTTTGAGATATTGTATTAGCTATTTCTTCTGATTTTGAACTTCTTTTTTGAGCTTCTTCTAGTTTAATTATTTCATCTGTTAATGCTTTGTATTTTTCGGTTATTTTATCCTGAATTGCTAAGGCAATACCTCTTTTAATTAAAGCATCATTTAACCTTTCTTCTGCTTCTGCGGTATTGCCAGCTAATATGTCTTGGTCTTTTAAATTTCCTAAATAATCTGGATAACGCTCTTTTAATTCTTTAATATAAGACAATCTGTCTTTCATTGCGATATTAACGTTTCTCGCATTTTCAAACAAAGTTTTTGAGCGAGAAATCTCTTCAGAAGCTGAATTTCTAATCGTATCAATATAATCTTGTTCAGCTTTATTTTTACTTTCAATTACTTTCTTTGCTTCTTCGTCCGCTTTTGCCTTTGCTTTTGTATTAAAAATAGCATCCACAATTTCATCGCCAAATACAGTCAATAACGTAACACCAACACTTAAAGCTGTTCCCCAACTTAAAATAGACGATGTTAACTTTTGAAATAGCGTTGGCGTTGCCTCGCCATTAGCTCTTAACGCCTTTATTTCAGCATTTGCACTTTGAATAGCATCAAAGAAAATCGGTAAGTTGTTAGAAATAGCCATAAAACCAGTTTGCACACTATTTGCAAACGCTGGCATTTCTCGAGTTAATTGGTTTATTGAATTACTTAAAGGATTGAAAGCACTCGCATAATTACCTACATTACGTTGATATTTACCCATTGAAGCATCAACGGCTTTTAGAGTGGTATCATATTTAGTAATTCTTGAAGATAAATAATCGTATCTTTTAGCTTCGGCATCAGTTAATTTACCGCTTAACTCTTTTTTAACCGCTAAATTTTTATACTCGTTTGATAACGCATTTAGTTTAGCTTGTACTTTATTGTATATATTTTGACTTGCATTCAATTTAGCTTGTTCTTTTGCTAATTGTGCATCGTATTTATCAAACGCTTTTTCTCTTGCTTGTTGTAGTTTAATTTCTTCAATCCTTGCTTTTTCTAATGCTTGTTGAACTTTTTGTATATTCTTTTCTTGAGCGATTAAGTTGTTTGAAAGATTTTTAACTGCACTATCTGAACCGCTTGGAGTTTTAATAGACTGCATAGCTTGACCAGCTGAATTAATATTGCTAATTAGCTTTACAACTTCATTATTTGCGGTTGTTAAGTCTTTTAAAGCACTTGGACTAAGGATTTCTATAAATTCTCCATTTGCCATAATTATACGTATATAAAGTTAGTTTTATTCGTTTTCTTTCCGTTCATCATAGCACTAAAATGAGAGTGTGATATTTTATATAATTTACTTACTTCTTTTGATGTTTCGTAATAAATTCCATTTACATAATCTAATACTATTTTTGCATTTGCATTTTTTCCTCCAATTCTGTTTTTACTCATATTCTTCAAATGTGCTTCACTAAATACTTTTATTTTTGCTTTTTCTGACATTTTAGCAATAGAAGTTTTAGAATATTTAACTTTTTCATTTTCTGATTTATGTAATACAGAATTTAATCCTATTTCAAAAGAGTTGTATTTATCTTGATATATTCTTTCAAATTTATCTAATTCGCTTATCTCACATTTACATACAATATCAAAAGTGTGATTTTTTATACCATAAGTTAAAAAACTATCGTACAATTTGCCCCATATTTTTTTATTGTGCTTAACATTGTATCTATGACAAGCCCATCTATTTTTAATATTTTTACTTTGTCCAATATAAACTTCGCCTTTAGGGTTAGTTATTTTGTAAACACCTACCATTACTTCTTATTTTTACTGTTATTGTATCTTATTATCGCTTTTTCGGTTTCTACAAACTCTAAAAGTGTCATTTCTTGATTAATCGTTAAGTTTTGAGGACTGGCAACCGCTAAATCAACTAATCTTTGAATATAATTGATTTCTTTTCCATTGCTTTGCGACATCATTTCTTTTAATTCTATTCTATCAAAACTCAAATCGTTCTCTAACCAACCTATATTTTCGGTTAATATTCGGTTAACTTCTTCTTGAAAATCATCATCTATATTAATTTCAATATCACATCCAACTTTTAACGCTTCAATCAAATCTAACCGCATTTGTCTAGTAGTAGTTGAGAAGTACATTAAATGTAAACATTGCTTAATGCTTGCTATTTTGTACTCTAGAAAAGCTATATTTTTTGTTAGTTCTAAATATCTATTTGCTTGGTCGTTTTCTGACTGTAAAAAAAAATCGTCGTAAATACTAATAAAAACCTGCTCCAAATCTTTTTCTCTTGGTTTAGGTTTTAGTAATTGAAAGTTTTTAGTCTTTAGTATTTCAAAGAAGACCTTAGCTGGTATGTTTGATATGTTATTGTATTTAGGCAATTTTATAATCTTTTTTTATTGAGTAAACTAATGTTATTCTGTAAATATCTTCTTGACGTTTGTTAAACCATTCTTGATTTATTCCTAAAATATCCAATCCGTAACGACCTACTAAATTATGTTCATCATTCCAATTGAATAGAAATCCTTTGTTGTATGGTCTTAAAAACAAACTCCGAGCAGTTCGATAAGTGTATAATAAATCCACATATCCATCCGCTTTTGGATTTAACATCAATTTGATTTGTTTGTATTCAGGGTCTCGATAAGTTCCTATTCTATTCCCATCAGGGCGTACACCTTGCTCAAACTCCTCAATTTTCTGCTCCTTTAACCTTTTTTCGTCGCTTAGTACGATTTGTTGTACTAAGTTCTGCATTGTCGATTGGTTCAGTAACGGTTGCAACCTCTTCTGATACTCTTTTGCTGATATTCCCATTTTTACCACAATCTAAACATTTACACTCTTTGCTGATTTTAGGATTTTTGACAAACTCATCAATTAAATTTTCATCTTTTTGATTTGTGTATTTTAAAATCCATTCTTTTTTTTGCTCTTTGCATAACCTTAGCCAAGCATCGGCATCAGTTCCAAAAATATGTTTTCCGAATATTTCCATAATATTGCTTTTAATGAAAAAATGCAACCAAAATTAATTGATTGCATTTCATCCTTGTGTTGTTATTGCAAATATAATAAATTATTTAATACAAATTACGCAACTGGAGTTATACTTGCAGTTGTTCCTTTATAAAAACGATTTCCTATTTTCGTACAAGCTACGTTTTCAGCACTATCATACAACTGAACTACTACGCTTTGTGAAGTAGTTAACGTTGTTGTTGGTACAAAAGCGTACTCTTTTGTAGTACTGTTGTAAACCAAAGATAATGCCGTAATTGTATCAGGTGTTCCATTAATAGTACATCTTAAATTAGCGATTGTAATACC